GATAGTTAAACGACACACGATATCCGCGCACACGTTCCGAGGTACTGTCGGGATCACATTGTTGTTGAGTCTGAGGAGATTGAGGCTGACCGGCACCCCATGCAGCACCAGTACCAGCACCGAGTGCAATCATTGCATCACGTCCGTCACCTTGACCAAACCGACTACCGATTGCACCACCGATGATACCACCGATGATACCCATTCCAACATTTGCACCTTGAGGAGCAGCTTGTTGCTGAACCTGACGACACTGTCCAGGCTGGCGCACTTGTTCCATGATCGGAGTCACACCAGTTACTTGTGCAGTATCACGGGTAACGATCTGGGCTTGAGCGGACACTGCAACGGTAGCGATAAGGGCGATGAGAATTCGGTTCATTTGGAAACTCCTGTTTGTTTGTCGATGAATGTATTATCTATCCAAATACAAGATATGACAACAGGCTAAGGTAGGCGAAATTTAGCTAAAGCAGTGTGTGCGTCTGCCAGGTCGTCAGTATTGATTAGGTCCAACTTGCGTATGACCATCTCGGCGCTGGCCTGTCTGAGCAACTCTGCAGCATACGCGTGATCGTCCGGACCCATCTTGTCGTACCAATCCTTCAACGTGGCTGGGTCAGCAGACATCAGAAAGTTGAAATTGCTTGTATCGTATTCATTCATGGGAGCAGTATCACAGGTTGTATGTTAGTGGTCGACGCTATAAAGAGCTCGTTCTAGTTGATCGATGTGCACGGCAGCCTTGCCAGCCAGGGCAATTATTTTGACAATATTGTCTGGAGTACCAGGTGCTTGAAGACACTCACGTAGCTGAGCAGCGATATCTTCCTTTTCTACGAACGAGTATTGAGTGACCAACTTGATGTTAAGCTCATTGAACGCAGCATATTTAATCACAGCGTCTTCGCGGTTGATAGCTCTCACGTTACCAACAGACAGCCCCATATCGTTGAACACCTTGTACAGTTTATTTTCCACTGGATTGCCCCGCTTCAAACGCTGCGCGTAGCCACAATTCTAAGTTGACGAGCTTACCGTGGTTGCTGAACTGAGTCATGCTGCACTGGAATCGTTCAGAGCGGATTTGATATCACGCTCGATTAATTGAGTCGATGCGCCGCCAGATATAGCGCTCATCATGTTCATTTTTTTACCCATCACACCCGATATTGGGATTATTGCAACCCCATCCCGCACGTAATATCCTTGATCTTGATTGATTAAGGACTTGCCGAGACGAGCTTCAAGCGCAGCAATATCAATCTTTTCGCCACGCAGATGTGTAGCATAGACTGCCTGAATTTCAAGAAGTTTTTCGGGTAGAATTGCCCAAGGCGATGTTATTACGTCTGTGATGTGCATTACTTAACCCATTTTGGATAAGTGCAATTTATCATCCATAACGTGCGGATTTTAGGGGGCATTTGGACTATTTAACTTTGTTCAGGCATCGCTGGATTGAACGGTTTATCTTCCTGAATCAATCCGGCAGATTTGCGCATATCCTGCTCTTTAGCAAGTTGGGTATGGTTTGCTTCCCAATCTCCGCCATCGTATGCAATCGATTCCTTCTCGCGTGTGCTAATGCCTAATCCAATGCGCTCTTTAGCTGCGTTGACTTCTTTCTCTGGATCTATGCTTCCAGGACTATCCCCAATCCATGCCACGCGAGTATATGCTTGCCTGATACGCGCATCGCTGAAAAATCCAGGAGCTTCAATGCGTCCAAGTGATACCGCTTCCTCAAACCACAACTCTTTGATTGGTTCACAAAAATGCGTAGCCATAAAATCACGCCGGACACGCACAATGCGCCAAAAGTCAAGGAGTGCCGCACGGCTGGCCGAATAGCTGCTTGAGAAATGCTTAACTAATACTTCAAATGGTATCTCTAGAGCCGGGCCAATTTGTTTTAGCATCGACAAAAAGAAAGGATCATAATTAGCGTTCGGTCTACCTAAATTCGGAACTTCTAGGCTTTCGCCTGGCAGGAGGTTCACGGCCTTACCGTGCCCATCAAGATCGGTATGCACTGATCCGTCCCAACGTGATGCGCTATTGATGTATTTCTCGCCCGCCTCGCCATCGAATAGCGACGAAAACGCTTCTGAGTCCATTTTTACAAAAATAGCAAGCGCCGCAGATACCACGGCAGCTTGTAATTCTGCTTCAGAATATCGGGCTAATTGTTTTAAATGTTCAATGACTGGTGATAAATAAGGGACTCCGCGAACTTGCCCTGGCCTGCGTTTATCAAATAAGTGCAACGCGTTCCTGCGTCCATTCTTGCCGTATGCGTCTACCTCAACCCATTCCATGCCCGGACGTTGTATTGCGCCCGGATGAGTCTTGCTGATTGAGTATTTTATTGCGGAGCCGTTAGAATCTAAGGTGATTCCTGCGACATTAGTTAAAGTGTCGCCAACAAAACCTTTGTTTGATATCCTGTCCGCTTCGATTATTTGTATTGATAGTGAATATGGGTTATTACGTTTGATCGACGGTGTGAGTACTAGCACGTCGCCGGATTCAAGCATTGAGCGTAGTGCTAATGACTGCAAGCCGTAGAAATTCATCGAACGAGTAGCGTCACAGTCAAAACTGTTACACCATAACGCATATTCGGATTCAACCTCACGCTTCCATTCGTTTGCTTGTTCGTCACTCCAGCCCAAGAACTTAGCGTCCGGATTGGATTGCATTGATAAACCTGTGCCTATAACGTTAGAGACTACTGTATTGAGTGCAGCGCCGCCGATTGGCGCGTTTCTAGCAAGGTCGCGAGAGCGTGAGCGCAGTGTGGGGAGGTCGTAAATTGCGTCTGAATTCGCATCGCCAGCGTATGGATTCCAGTTTCTTAGCGCTTGCCTTGATGTTGATCCACCGTTATATCCGCCAGCAAGTGCCAATGCAGACCTGTATTTCAGGCGCTCAGTAGCGGCTTTAGGGGAAAAGTAGCCAATTGCGCGGTCAATCAGGTTTAATTTTGGCCTTTCCATCACCACCTCGCGGAAAGATTAACTGATCTGCCACGACCGGAAGCTTTTTCTGAGAGCGCCTTGACCCTTGCGTCCCAAATTTCTATGCCTTGCCTAATTTCGGACAAATCTGCCCGAGTTAGTCGCCTTCCTGATATTTCATAGGATTGCCCCTGCAAAACCTTTGTTTCAGCAGCAAGATAGAGACTTAAACGATCTTCGGCTTGCGCAAGCGTAATTCCTGCCATTTTACCCCCTGAATATAGGGGTAAATTACTAAATTAAACGTGCATCAATTAGGGGATTGTAGGATTATTTGCGCTTGAGAAGCATGTAAACTTGAGTTCGGCATATTCCGGTGTCATTAACCACTTTTTTTATTGGTACGCCACGATTCAATTGTTCAATAGCCCTCTGCTTTGCCTTGTTCCTATCAGGTTTTTTTGGAATGTACGGCTCTGTGCCGCCCCAGTCCATTCGGATTTTCTTTTCCTCTTGCTCTAACTTTAGAATGATTTCGCCTTGAAACTGAGCACCAAGCACTTCTTTGACACGGAAAAAAATATCTTCAATAATGTCTTTTTCTCGACTCATGCACGCCCCCAGTTTGATAAAGATATCTTGCCGTCACTAAACGCCGCCTTCTTTTCGATATTAACTAGGTCGGCTTCCATACGATCAAAGTCTTTCTCGTTATACCGATGCGCACGGATTGATTGATGATAAAGTGCTGAGTACGCATACACTAATGTGTCTAATGGTTCATTGCGTATGCCTTCATGTTTCTTTTCGTAGCGTTTTTTGATACGGTTGTACGCTTCTGAGATAAGCCCACCAAAATATTCTGGCGTAAGCTCATGCGTGAATCTGATCATGCGATTATCTGGTTCTCTTTCTGCATCATTAACCAGTCGTGAGAATATTTCATGTTTTATCTCAACTGTCCCGACGGCATGAATTACTACGCCCTTCTTGTCCGTCACCCCTTTCCACGTCACGTCTTGCATCGATCCCTTGCTTAACGGTTGCGCGTTTATCCTGGTCGATCCAAATACTGCCACCGGGCAGCGAATACGCTTTTTGCGCACATAACTCTTTACCGCTTCGCCCCTGTGCCCACCGATATCAATCGCAGTCGCGATGATCGGCATAGTTTTGCCGCATTGATGCAAGATGCCCGAATTTATCAACTCAGTTAAATCACTCCAAACCTGGTCGTTTGCAGGATCACCAGGCAATTCAACATAATCTAATACCCATGACTTTAAATTTCGCCCCCACCCTACTATCTGCACAGCAAGTCTATTATCTTGCGTATCAACGCCAGCGGTTATGAATAAAACGCCATAAGGTGCGGTTCTGAGTGGGTACGACTCGGCACGATCTATTAGTGATTGATGCGTGACTGTTTGTACTGTGCGCTTCCATGTCCTGGCAAGGCGGGTGTTATAAAATACGATCATCATCGCATCATTGCCCTGGTCAAGTTTTTCTTTCGCTGCGTCATGCTCTCGCATTAAATCAGCCCAGGATAACCAGCCATAAGGCAAAAACATTGAATTAGTACAAAATGATTCTGTTTCACCATCGCCGCCAATTGCGTAAGACCATAAACCGTTTTTAAACATTGCGGGTTTATCAGATTCCTTATGTACGCCACCGCACATAGTGCAAGGGTACAATACTTCACCATCATCCGTTTTGATAAGTTTCTCGAAGATTAACTCTTGAGGATGTCCGCAATGGATACACTCTGCCAGTGCCCTGCGTTTTGTTCCGCTCTCGAATAATTCAGCAATCCTGGATTCACCATCAATCGTTGGACTTGAATAGTAGTATGATTTCTTGTTGTGCTTGAACGCGCTCGACAGTTTAGGGATGGGATGGTCACGTGTTCTAGAAGACTATCGCCAGAATTAGCAACTGAAACGGATATCCCAAAAATAGAAAGTCTTTTAATGAACGAATTCCGCGCAATGCTCGACCAGTTTTCAAAGCTCCCG